ACATATTGATAAATATATATTATTAGATTATTCTAAAGTGTTACATTTGTATAACAAAGGTGTAACATGTAACACCTTTTTTTAAGGGTCCATGAAAACAGCTAACCTATTGATAATAAACGATGTTACACTTTATGTTACATTTTGTGACGCTTTTGCTGTTACAAAAATATTTAATTAAATCAGTTATTTAAAAGGTAAAAAACAAGATGTAACGCTTGTAACACTTTTCCGAACCCCCTACCCATTCTTTGTTTTTTAAGTGCTGGACCTATCCAGTTCGTATCCCTGTTGCGTGATTTCTTGCACTGTGCGTCATGTGCGTCATTTTGCGTCATTTTGCGTCATTTTTCACCCCCTACGTAGGAGGCTCTAGGGCTTGATTTATAAGGCTTTGAGGGTGATGACGCAGTGCGTTAAAATTGACACATTTAGTGCGCAGGTGGGGTGGGGAGTTTAGCGCGATGCTTGGGGTCGGATAATGGGGGTGGGGGCTGCTGGTCGCGTTTTAGTATTTGAATACAATTATATTCAACTAAAAAGTTTATTTGTCTTGTTTTAGGTTGTTTGCTGTGTCTATAATAAGCGCCGAGGCTGGAGCGTCCTCCAGTCTGGTCCCGTGTAAGATTGCAGCCTTACGGAACCATCCAGATATTGTAGATGAATATCATACCCCGACTTGCCTGCGCAGGCATCTCGGCTATTGGCATTTTTATTATACAAACTGATGTGGTGATTAAGACGCATGGAACAAATAAGTAAAGACACGAATGAACCAATCTGCACCGATAGCATTGGGGACTGCACAAATGAAGCGCTGTTAAATCTACGGGCAGCGGCGGCAATTCTTTTTGAGATTGCAAGTGACGAGAATGTAACGAAAGGTCGTGAGGCTATGGGCGTTGCCCGTAAAATGATTTTACAAAGCTATCATTGCCTAAACGATTCGTTTGAAAATAACCATCCTGATGAAGTCAATTCTATCTTGAAAGAAGGCATCCAATAAACGGTATGTGCTTTACGCGAAAGGCCTTTGACGATCCTACTTTTGACGATTTTGGGGTTGTTTTTTCTTTTCGCGTAATGCGCATATTTTTCGCCTTTTGGTGTAGTTGGTTAGGGTTTTTCTATTGACAGGGAGGGCGAGGCCGCGTAGGGTATTTGCATTGTAAGGCAAAATCCTTGCACAGGTCTAACACCCTGCTTTATATATCAAAGAAAGGCGCTCAAACCACGCCATCATTCTGCGTGGTTTTCCTTATGGGATTGGGCGTGTAAGGGGGCCTTGTGCCCGCCGTTTTTCCTTTTTTTGAGCGGTTGTGTTAGCCTTTCACGTCCAACCCTCCCTTCTAACACAGGGGTGATTTGGATATTTGTTAAATATCAAATTAAGGAGCGCACAATGAGCCATTCATTAACGCCAACCCATACGCCTGACTCTGCCTCTGAAGGGTTAGAGATTAAGAAAACATCCTCAGACTTTTTTAATGCCGCCGCCCGCTTTGAAACTATCATTCATGTGAACAGCGCTTTTAGTGATCCAGACGCCTTTCCTGACAGTATCCAACGGTTTTATGACAGCGGCCTTGGATATGTTTTACAGGGACCTATCATTGATGATAACCCTAATTTTAAAAAGCTACTGAACGTCTATCAGGACGGTCATGACGATGACGAATTGTATGATTTCTGGGATCAAGAGTTGTATGATGTTTGGGACGGAATGGTTGATGTTTTAGCTGGAATGGGCGGTTTTATCATCCGATTTGAGGCGGCTGTTCATCACTTTGATGGAGAGACTTCTCATTATGGATGGAACAATTATGCCGCTCAATGGCGTTGGTTTGAAACCATTGAACAAGCCGAAATTGAACTGATTAAATGGGCAGAAGATTTTAAAGAAAAACGCCGCCAAGCTGCGGTTCAGGGGCAAGAGATTAAGGGAGATAACAATGCAAAATAGTTTTGATTTCTCCCATATTCTTGACGGTCGTGAATTTGAATTCATCATGGGAAAGTTAATTTTTATGGATACCGTGATCCATGCCTTGCCGCGTAGTGAAGAAGATTTTGAGAACTTCCCTGAAGGGGAAATTCACATTGTTCTTGGGGCTACTCAAAGTGCCATGATTAAAGTGATTAGTGAGGTCTGCGAAACGCTTAAAGCGGCGCGTGTGGTGCGTGGTGAAGCCTGAGTAAGAGATCATAATGGTCATTATTTGTATATACAAATAATATTGACGATCTTCCATTTATTGTATATACAATAAATAAGGTAAACAGGAGAGAATAAATGCCGCTTTTGTATGATGAGAAAAAACGCCAAGCTAATATTGCAAAGCATGGCGTTGATCTTTTGGAAGTAGCAGAGTTTGATTTTGATACAGCCTTAGAAGTGACACGCTTTGAAAATGGGGAGTATCGCAATATTGCGTTAGGCTATATTTATGATGTGCTGCATGTCTTGGTTTATACAATGCCACAAGCTGACACTGTAAGAGCAATTAGCCTTCGCAGGGCCACCCCTAAAGAACGGAGGAAATACCATGAGTAATGAGACCTTAACAACAGCAGACGGTGATGCTTTAGAGCTGGGTGATGCGTTCTTTGATAATGCGGGGCCGTCTAAAATGCGGGGTCGTCCGAAACTCGATGCGCCTAAAGAAGCGGTGAATATTCGCCTTGATTGTGACCTGATTAAAGAGCTGCGCCGTTCTGGTAAGGGGTGGCAATCGCGGGTTAATAGCGCGTTGCGTAAAGAATTTTTACACGAAGCATAAACGATCCGCCCCCTTTCATCGAAAAGCCCCAAGGTCTCATTCTTGGGGNGAATACCGCCGCCGCTTGGGCCGGGTTTGCAAGGCCGCCTGTATTTTCTGGTCTAATGGACATGAGTTCTAAGGGGACGCGGTGGGCGGTGGCGATGTCTTGTTGGGTAATAGACTTGATGTTTTTAAACTCATCTTTCGCCATGACCTCTGAAATCGGGATGAGCTTTACCCCGTCTGGTTTACCGTTGGGAGTGTGGAGCAAGAGATTTTTAAAATTTCCAAGACCCTTACTGCCTTGTAAGGCTTTTTCCAAACCTTCGGCGTCTTCATCACTGAACCCTGCATCGGTGATGTGTAGAATATAGCCCGCATGGGATCCATTAATGTAGTATTTGCGCCGAAACAAGGTCGCGGCCTCGTTTAACAGGATCGACTGAATGGCAGATAGATATTCTGGGATACCATAGATTTCTTGATTGACGTCTGGACTGGAAAAATGAAAGACGTCTTCCCCTGCGATTTTATATTTCTGGTCATAGCTGGGGAGAAACGTATAGTCGCCTTTTCCAATGCGCATATGCTTGGCGGGGACATGATCCAACGCGATGATTTTGCCCCATCGGTTGCGCACAGATTGCAAATAGGCATTGCCGAAAATCACATAGTCTAAGGCGACCCGCTTAAACGCCATATTGCTTAACAGCTTGTTCTTTTTGTAACAAGATGCCAACGTATTGGCCTTCACCCGAATGGCGCTTTCATGGTGCGTATTGGCTTTCATCAATTGCGCAAGGCTATTCAGGTTTACAGGCGGTTCGTAATATTCCCCATTCCAATAGGTTTTAAACAGATCGGACAGGTCACGGCCTTGTATGATTGGTTCTGGATCGCCAAACGTGAAGGCTTGTAGCTTTGTGTTTTGGGGCGTTGTCATTAGATGATCTTCCATTTTGCTTTCTGTTTGTTTTTAGGGATTGTGCTATTAACGGTGGCTAAGCCTTCATGGCCCACGGCGTGCATCAAGGCCCATGCCTCGTCCGCATGGCCTGTTTCGGCGGATCGATCGGCAACAAAGGTTGACTTAGCCCCGCTTGCGGTCATGGTTTGGCGAATTTGCATAAAGGATTGCGTCATTGACGACAGGCCGGTATCCCATTTAAGCGATGATTTCTCCATGAGCTGTTTTGCTTTCAAGACCATCATTGTTTTGACTTGAGGGTTGTATTGAATGGAGTCCGCTGTCGGGAAGAAGTCCGTGACCATTTCAAAAACGCCCATGCCAATGCCTGTCACGTCAATGCCCATGTAGGTGACGTTATAGCGTTGACAAAGCGATTGCAGGGCCTCGGCTTGATCTTGGAATGAGCGATCGCGAAAGCTTATTTTCTCAATGACGCGATAGTATTTGTAATCGTCACACGGGGGCGCGACCACCACGATACAGGCGTCATCTTTTGAGCGACTGGGATCATAGCCAATATAAACAGGCTTATTACCGAGGGGCCTTTCTTCGAACGGGTTATAGTCATCCCATAGCCCGAATATGTCGGTGAGGCATTTTTCAAGCAAAGCCAGTTTGAAGTAACTGATATGGTCGTCCATGAAGACGCACATAAACAGATTTAAGAAGGCTTCTTCTGTGTATTCCAGTTTTAAATCTGCGATGTCGAACAGGTCGCACCCGCCCGCTTCAGCGTCTAAAATCGTGACGATCTGTCGCCATAGGCCGTCCGGTCCTTTTTTACCGTCTTTCAAGTTCTTATGAGAAATATCAAAGTCGGCTTGATCTTCTTTTGCTTTGCCCCGATTGAAATCTTTCCCAGACCAGAACCCATAGGCTTCATGAGAAATAGCGGACGGGGTTGAGATGTATGTTTGCGTCCACTTCTTCTGGGACGCCATGGCAGATACGACTTTTTTGAAGTGTTTGAATTTGGGGATCCAGAAAAATTCGTCTACGTAGATGTGCCCGTGATAGCCTTGTGCTGTGTCGCTGTTTGTGCCAAGGAAGCTTAGCTCTGCATCGTTATGGGCTAAGCGAATTGTCTCACCCTTCAGTTCAACTTCTGTGACATTTTTTACCCATTCAACGATGTAACCGCGAAAAATCAATGCTTGATTTTTTGAGGCAGACAAAAAGATTTGATTATCGCCTGTTTCAGCCGCGTTTAAGAATGCTTCACGGGCAAAATACCATGTTGCACCGATCTGCCGCGATTTCAGGATCGCGCGGCGGCGTTGTTTGTAGCGCTGTTTTTCCCATTCTTTCTGGAATGTGAAGGTCGTTTTTTCAAAATCGGCCCGTAAAGCTTCGATGTGTTCTTCTGTTAGGTCATTGGATTTTTTGCGGGATTTCTTGCCCCGATTGCGGTTATCCAGTTTGGGGTTTAGATCACCTGCACGGCCTGTTTTCTCGTAGTTTTTAATCCGTGCATTGCTTTCAAGGATTTTTTGGAGCATCCCCATTTCTTGCAGCAATGAAGCAGACTTATCTGGCACCATGATAATTTGACACAACCGTTCATGTACGGCTGCGTTTGTGCGGGTGGTTACGCTTGCGTTGTCCCATCTATCGCGCTTGCGCCAACTATCAACCGTGGTACGCGGTAAGTTTAGTTTTTGGGCGATTTCACTGATTTTAAACCCCTGCCAATACAGGCCACGGGCTTCATCACGTTCGCTTCTGTTCGCTATCTCTGCCATGGGGGAATAAAACCATGAACGCCGCATTTATTCTTATGACGCGGGGTTAGAATAAGCCATTCCAACAAGGCAGCGATTGCGATGTTTTTTAAATTGATGAAGGCTTAGGCAATGATTGATTTTATTCCTTAAGAAGAAGGTCCCCTTGATGTCTGATAAGGTGAACACCAAAAAATTCCGTGTCTGTAAAGCTGGTACAACAATTGACGGACGGGTTGTGCCTGAAGCGCACCTCCGTGAAATGGCGGCCAGTTATGATCCGGTGGGCGTCTATAACGCACGGATTAATATTGACCATATTCACGGCCTTAGCCCTGATAGCGCCTTTGGACGGTTTGGGGACGTTGTTGGCTTGAGTATTGAAGAAGCCGATGGCACTGTTTATTTGGTTGCTGAAATCGCCCCCTTANTTACCACAACTGGTAGAGATGAACAAAACAGGGCAAAAGGTTCACTTTTCAATCGAATATTTTGAAAAATTTTCGGATACGGGCAAAGCCTATATGGTTGGCCTTGCCGTCACTGATGATCCCGCCAGCTTGGGGACGGGCTACATGCAGCTTTCAACGCGTCAAGCAGATGGCAGCGTGCTTCCAACCCATCTTGCGGCCTTTGATGAAGCTCAAGAATTTAGCTTTGCTCAAGATAGCACTTCTTTAGAAGGTGAAGCGACAAGCTTTTTTAATAAGTTAAGCAGCATGTTATCGTCCTTGAAAACGCCTGAACAGGCTACCCCTGATGCTGCAATGCTTCGAGAACTTACACAAGGCATGGAAGAGTTAGCCAAAGCCGTTGTGCATTTTCACGATGACACTGAAAAGAAATTAGATGGTGTGGCGCAATTGCGCAAAGAACTGACAGACATGAAAAATGAGTTCGCCGGCCTCAAAGAAACCCCGCACAACTACACCCCTCGTCCGAAAAGTGATGGCGATGGGGGACGTGCAAAAGCCGAGTTCTAATCGGGAAAGGCTTCCCTCTTACCTTATTTTTTTAGATTATATTACAAAGGTTGCACAGACATGCACGATGATACCCGAAAACACTTTGATCGTTACACCCAAGGTCTTGGGGATGTTTATGGCGTTAGTGATGTTACTAAATCCTTTTCTGTTCAAGCCCCCGTTGAGCAGAAAATCGAAAAGAAAATTCAAGAAAGTTCTGATTTCTTGATGAAAATCAATGTTCGGGCCGTTGATTTGGTTGAAGGGCGTAAACGCGGATTATTTGGCGCCCGTTCGGCAGCAAGCCGCACCGATACATCTCAAAACGCCCGTAAACCCGTTAATATTATTGGGTCTTTTGATGATGGCTATCGTTGTGAGAAAACTAATTTTGATACAGCCATCACCTATGACGATCTGGACGAATGGGCGGGTGATCTGAATTTTGAGAAAATCGTTTCTCAAATCCCTGTTGAGCAACAAGCGCGTGATCGTATCATGATCGGCTGGAACGGCATTTCAGTCGCCAAAGAAACAGACTATGAAACGTATCCCTTGCTTGAAGACGTTAATAAAGGCTGGCTGCACAAAATTCGAGAAAAAGGCAGCGAAAATTATATCGGTACTGCGAACATCGGTCCAGATAGTGTAATTGATCTTGCCGCAAATCTTGATGCTGCGGTTTTGGCGTCAAAGCGCCTTATCCATACCGCCCATCAAGGCCGCACTGACTTTGTTGTTATTTGTGGCAGTGATTTGGTCGATGAGAAATACGTCAATCTTGTTGGCAGTGCTGATGCCCCCACAGAACGTGCCGCTTTAAATAGTTTGCTGGCTAATAAAACGTTAGGGGGCTTGCCCGTTGTCATTCCACCCTATTTCCCGTCTAATGCTTTTTTAATCACCCCACTTAAGAACTTATCCCTGTATTGGCAGAAACAATCGCGGCGGCGTAAACTTAAAGAGCAAGATGAGCGTGATCAGATTGTTTTCTTCGATAGCGTGCGCGAAGCCTATGTCGTTGAGGATTTTACGGCGTGCGTTTTGGTTGAAAACTTAACGTTTGATAGTGGTGCATAGTGTCAGATTTTATCCAACGCCACCGCGCAAAAAGTCAAGCCTCTCAATCGCATAATACCGATCAGTCAAAACAAGATATGCCCTTGAAAAAGAAGTTGATCTTACAACTGATTGAACACAAAGCGATTTTAAAGACGTTTAAAGCGACTGATGCAAAGATTTCCACAAAACGCGATTTCTTGCCTCTTTATATTCCTTACATGCAGGGCATTGTTGAAGCGGATACAAAGGTTCAAGATGACTTGTTCGTTCAGGTTATGATTTGGATTTTCGATGTTCAGGATTACGAGGCTTTGCGCGTTTATCTTGATTATGCCTTAAAGGCGGGCATGTCTATGCCAGATGGGTTTAAACGCTCTTTACTGGAGTTTTTCGCGGAAAGTCTCGCAGAAGATATTATCAAGCGTAACACCTTAGATGCTGTTGCTGAGACGGATTTGTTCTTGATTGAAACAACTCTGAGTTGGATTGATACGTTTGACCCTGAAGGGAAAGAAATCGGTGACGAACCCCGCGCCAAGGTCTTCAAAGCCGCTGGTTTGGTGTTTATGGCCCGCCCCGATTATCATGAAGCCGCTGTCAATGCCTTTGAAACGGCTTTAAAACTTGACGATAGTATCGGTGTAAAGGGGCTATTGAATAAAGCCAAAAAACGCCTTGCTGTTCCGTCTTCCAATGTCGCGCCTGTAGAAGGCGATGACTAAAAGGGCTACCTCCCCCGCACGGTGGGAACGTTAAGAGGGCGTTTGATTATTTTTTAGTCAAGCTGTCCTTGTTCCTACCGTGCCACTCCCCTTGATTGATTCGGAGTACCCCCCTCTATGACGACCGTGAAAATGGTCCCGCTAAACCGACCATCCGATAACCCTGATGATATATCTGTTCCGAATGATGGATTTTATCCTAATGTATCGGTGAAAGCCTTCAGGGCAGCGATGGATATTGGGACCGCGCATGATGACCAAGAGGTTTGTAATCGTCTGTTGCAAGCTGTCTTTGCTGTCAATCGTGATCTTTCCGTGTGGCGGTTCGCGCAATCGGTCCCTGCAATTCATCAAATTCCTGATGCGGATAGCACCCTTCAGGATGTTAATCGCTTGGAAAGCTTATATGTGCAAGCGGTTTATAGTCGTTGCAAAGGTGAATTGATAAATGAACGACGTGGGGTGATGACAACAAAATCAGGTCACTCTCATGCGGATAGCCTAGAGTCCACAGCGGGGGTGCATTTAGCAGCCTCAACCCGATTAATTCGCCAAATACAAGGCAAAACCCCTAACACTGTTGCTTTGATATGAACATTCGAAGCGTGCAGGGGGAGACAATCGAACAGGTGAGCCTACGGGTTTATGGTGATGTCTCGATGGTCGAGGCCCTGTATGAAGTCAATCGTCATCTTGCCAGTTACGGGCCACGGTTGCCCATGGGGGTTTTAATCCAGACCCCGCCTAAAACTCAGTCCTCAACCCCTGTTGAGGCCCCTTTAACCTTATGGAGTTGACCACCATGAATAATCTATTCCCTTATCTCTCCAGTGGTGTCACGGGTCTGTATTCTGTCTTTACCCAGAACATGGTTTTTTTGGGAGTTGCCTTAGCTTTGATGGCGGGAACCTTGCTTATCAACTGGTTGTATGGCCGCGCTAAGCGGGGTGGTGATGGCGTTTGAGGAATTTATCGCAATCGGTGGAATTTGCCTAGGATTTGGGCAATTCTTTGTGAATTGGTATTACAAGCATAAAGCTTTTATCCTTGAGCAGGAAAAGAAACATGAGCCTGAAAAGTGAGATTATCGCCCATATTATCAAGGTTGAGGGGGGCTATGTAAATGACCCTCATGACAGTGGGGGCGCGACAAAATACGGGATCACCGAAAAAGTCGCGCGGGACTATGGCTATGCGGGGGCGATGAAGTCCTTACCTAAGTCTCTTGCTGAACAAATTTATTCTACACGCTATTGGGACTCCTTGAAGCTTGATGACATTGAAGCGGTCGCCCCAAGCCTTGCCCATGAATTAGCCGATAGCGGTGTCAATGTTGGTGTGTATCAAGCCACTATTTGGCTGCAATGGGCCTTAAATGGCTTGAACCGCCAAGGAAACGACTATCCCGATTTAATGGAGGATGGCGTTTTAGGGAGTCAAACCCTTGATGCTTTGGGACGGTATTTAGCGGTTCGTCCCGATCAGGGTGAACAGGTTCTGTTAAAGGCATTGAATGCCTTGCAAGGCGCGCATTATGTGACCTTGGCGCGGACACGCACAAAGGACGAGGATTTCTTATTTGGGTGGCTCAAAGAACGGGTTGCCCTCCCCCCTATTCAGTGAGGATTACATGATTAAAAAGATNGCCCTTGTTGCTATGGTTGGCTTAGCGGCTTGCCAAGTCGATGTTAGTCGTGGCTTAACAGCCCTTAAAATCGGCACTAAAATTTATTCGGTCTTTGAAGAAGCTAAAGCGAGCGAGCCAGATCATTTTCTGAAGCGCGTGCCGTTTTATGCGGACCTTTATTGCGAGTTTCGCGATGAATATGCCTTGAAATGGGTGGAAATCCGCCACGCTGCACATGACAAAGGGGTTCCATTTTGGGCCTTGAGTGCCATTGAAAAAGCAATTGATAAAAGGTGTGGCCAGCGTGCTTGAGCCGATTGTTTTAAAATGGATTGGTGGGGCAGCCCCTTGGTCGTTGGTTGCCCCTTTAACGCATGAAGATGGCCCTAATCAGATTTGTGTGCCGATTGGCTTTAAAACCGATCTTGCAAGTGTCCCCCGATTGTTTTGGGCCTTGATCCCGCCTCACGGTCGATATATTCGGGCCGCTATTATTCATGACTACTTATATATTCATAAACCCGTGTCGCGTAGCATCGCAGATCGTATCTTCCTAGACCTTATGCGCCGCGATGGCGTGCCGCGTTGGAAGCGGTGGATCATGTATAGCGCCGTGCGTCTTGGTGGTTGGAAAGGCTGGCTTGGCTATGGAAAAGCTGAATGAATTACGCGATTATCTGAAGGCTCATGACGGTTTAATTGATGCCTCTAAAGTTTTAGTTTGGTCTGAAAATGGAACCTTTGATTTTCAACGCACCGACCCGATTGATCCTGACTATAACTTTACTACCAAGCAAACAATTTATGTGTTTATCGGGGATTATGTTGGGGATGTAAATGTCGTCCATCTCATGATTTTAAGATGGATTAATGACAACGTGCCCTCTTTAAAAGACAATGATTTATCCTTTGAAAGTGACGCCTTGGATGATGAGAAATTTGATTTAACCTATCGTTTCCCCTTGAAAAATCAGGTGCAAGTCACTGTTCGGGACGGTAATTTTAAAATCGATGGCCTTGATTTAGCCGATGTTTTAAAGGTTCCGTCATAATGGATGTGATGGGTTTTGAAGACTTACAATCATGGGTACAACGCGGCATTAAAAACCTGTCCCCAACAGCGCAAAAACGTATGATGCGTGATATGGCTTTAATGCTGCGCAAACGTCAACAACAGCGTGTCCGTCAACAAGTCAACCCTGATGGCACTCCATGGGCAAAGCGGGTCGTGAATAAGAAAAAGCCCCGTACTAAAGGGCAAAAACGCGCCACGCGCTCAAAACGTTATATTTTAAATTACGTGGACAGCAAGGGGCACTTTACAACCCGAGCCATTCTTATTCGTCAAATCACAGACCAGCAAATCGCCGCCATTGACTTGGATGATGACGATAAATTTAAGACTTTTTCAAAAACGCGGATCACAAGCCTCTATGATGAAAATACACCCGTAGATGTTGGTGCAATGGCGCGGACGCAAAAGCCCCGCACTGGCAAGATGATGAAGGAACTTTCTAAAAGCGCCCATATGCGGATTAAACACCATAAGGCAGGGGCGGAAATCGGATATTATGGGGCTGTTGCGCGGGTCGCTCGGATCCATCACGAAGGGGAAGTCGATGATCTGGGACGCGGCAATGATTATCGCTTTCCTGTTCGCGCTTTATTGGGGCTTAGTCCTGATGATATTGATGCCATTGAACGGCTTGCGCTACATCATTTGGGCCTTGGGTNAATAGCCTATTCTAACGCGTCTAAGATTGAATAAAATAAGGGCGCCTTAATACTTAAGGGCATGACTATTCAAAAAATCCTAAAACGCTTAAGTGATATTGAAGCCATGCTCTCACAGTTTCTTCTAGTTGGGGAAATTGTTGATCTGGATACCAATCAAGGGTGTGTCAAAGTTGATGTAGATGGTACCACCAGCGACTGGCTCCGGTGGACCGAACAGCGTGCCGATGGCGGTGCCCGCACATGGGACCCGTTACTAAAAGGCGCGCAGGTTTTTCTTGCGTGCCCCGATGGTGATTTAAATCGGGGTGTCGTTTTGGGGTCTTTGAATAAAAATGATTTTCCTGCCCCTTCTGACAAGCCGAATGTTTTTATGCGCCGTTTCGGTGATGGGTGTGAAATTCATCATGACACCGCACAGAAAACCTTGACGATTAATTCCTTTGACAGTCAGGGAACTTTAGTTCTTGAGGCTAAAAATATCCATATTCGTACAGGTGAAGGTGGCGTCTATTTAGTCGACAACAACGGTTATGCAACCGCACTCAAACATATTTCAGGTAATCAATATGAAAGAGAAAGTTGGCGTGACGGCGCTACCGTTCAATCTAAACCCGATCATGGCTTTAATGACGGAGCGGTCATGCGATGATGAGCGCACGCAACGGTGGGATGATCCCTAAAAACTACCATATTCAACAATCTATCCATAAGATTTTAACCACAAATCTAGGCAGTCTTTTAATGTTGCCTGATTTTGGGTCGGAAATTTTTGATTTGATAGACGCCCCTGTCAATGAAGTTCTTATTCTTCTGTTGCAAAGCGCGACTTTTGATGCGCTTGCCCGCTGGGAACCTCGGATTATTGTCGAAGCTGTTGAGGTGACAATCTCAATGGGCGGGATCGGGGTTTTAGAAATGTCTTATCGCGTTATCGCAACGGGCATGACAGATCGCACAACCGTGGAGCTTATCTAATGGTTGGATCAATTGATTTGTCGCGCTTGCCCTTTCCTAAGGTTATTGAAGAAATCGACTTCGAAGCGATTTACGAACAAAAAAAGGCTGCCTTGAAAGCGGCAATGCTTGCAGAAGGATTAGAAGAACCCTCCTTTCTGGAGAGTGACCCCGCTATGCAGGTTTTGAGGGTCGCTGCTTATGATGAAATGATTTTGCGCCAAGATATGAACGACAAGGCGCGGGATTTACTCTTAGCCTTTTCGCAAGGGACTGGTCTTGACCATCTTGGTGCGGGCGTGAATGTTGAACGTCAAGAAGTTTCCCCTGCGCAATTAGATGTTTATCCCCCCGTAGATGCTGTTCTGGAAAGTGATGACGCTTTACGCCGCCGCATTCAACTTGCGCCTCAAGCGATTACGACAGCAGGTTCAACGGGGTCTTATATTTTTCATGGACTATCAGCAGGGGCGACCCCGTTATCAATGGATGTCACGAGTCCCCAAGCGGGGGCGGTTGTTATCACCTATAAGTTTAGTGAGGACAGCTTAGCCGCCCGCGTAAAAGATGTGTATCCTCTATCCCCTGCGCCTTGTGAGGTCGATGTCTATGTTTTATCCCGTTTAGGGAGCGGCTTAGCCGATGCGACTATTTTAGCGGATGTTGCCCGCCACTTAAATACAGAGGCTGTGCGCCCGTTAAGTGAATTAATCCGCGTGAAATCAGCAAGCATCCGTGAATTTAGTGTTCTTGCAACCCTTGATATTGAGGATGGCCCTTCGCGCGATTTGGTAATTGCAGAAGCACGAGAAAATGCCCTGTCCTATGTAGAGGCACAACATCGTTTAGGCGGTGCTGTCACCGAAAGCGGCCTTGATGCCGCGTGTCATATTGCGGGGGTTCGCAATGTGCAGATCGCGCAAAGCGGTGGCGCTGTGTGGCAGGATGTTTTGTGCGATAAGCACGAAGCCCCCTTCTGTACTGATCTGGTGGTGGTTTAATGGTTGATAGTTTATTGCCCCCAAACACCACACCACATGAGCGGGCCTTAGAGCGCAGCGTTTTGCCTCAAGATATATCGGTTCCCCTTGATCGTCTAAAAGACCCTTGGCGCTGTGATGCTGTTTTTTTGCCGTTTCTCGCATGGGAATTAGGCGTTTCTTATTGGGACTCGAACTGGAGTGAGACATTGCAGCGCCGTGTTGTTGCTGCTGCATGGTTGGTTCACGAACAAAGTGGGTCCGTTGGCGCCGTCAAAACTGCTTTAACTGCCCTCAACTTTAAAGCCACGGTCTATGAGTGGTTCCAATACAACGGCCCGCGCGGAAAGTTTCGGGTTGATGTCGATCTTACGGACCGAGGGGTCACGGATGAGGAATATCGCGCGGCCCTTGCGGTGGTTCAAAATGCCAAGAATAGGCGGTCTCATTTAGACAGATTAACCCTATCAATCGCAAGTGACGCCGCGTGCCCTGTCGGCTGCGTTACGGCGGTGGGGCAAACGATTGAGGTGATGCCTTTGGTCATCCCTGACTTGAGTGCGCAAACCGCGCTCCAGATCACAGCCGGTACACAATCCGTTCACACCATAGCGTTAATAACCGAGGCGATAGATGAATTATAGTTCAGTTTTAACGGTTGCGGGAAAAGCAGCCTTTATCAATGCGGCCGCAACAGGGAGTGAGGTCAATTTCTCTCGTTTTGAAGTCGGCGATGGAAACCCTGACAGCGATCCGGCGGGGTATGTTTCTTATGATCCAAATGGGGCAGAAACCGCCTTGCGCAATATGCGCCATGGCGGCCCGATTAATGACATTACGATTGATCTGGATGATCCCAGTCGCTTGATCGTAGAAACAATCGTCCCGGCCTCGGTTGGCGGGTTTTGGATTAGCGAGTTCGGCCTGTTTGACGATCAAGATAATCTCTTGCTGATCGCTAAGCTCCCCGAAACGCAAAAGACCCATCCCGATAGCGGCGCGGCGTCTGACTTGCGGTTGCGAACCTATGTGCAAACCCTGTCGGA